ACTTGGATGGTAAACGTAGATAAGGGAGATAGAGCGAAGAAGAATATATACTTCACTGCAGCAGAGTCTATTAACAGTCTTGTAGCAGCGTTAAAATATATTATTCGCTAGTATTAATATGGTAAGCAATTTATTAAGTCAGATAATGATAAAGGCAGCAGCTAATAGGTCCTTCTTGGACCACGATGCCCTCATCGACAAGATAAGAACCGGTTACACAGTAAAGCGTGTTGACAAGTTCCAGACAAAGAAAAGCTTTGCACCTAGCACCATTGCCTTTTCTCATGGGGAGTGCCCTAGATATTGGTACTTAGCTTTCAATGGTGCGACCTTCGCAGACAATGCGGATGCTTACGGTGGAGCTAATATGAACTCCGGTACCAAGGCTCACGAGCGCATACAGGAAGCCATGGGGAACGTGGACGACTTCTTAATTGACTCTGAGTTTAAGGTAAAACATGATGACCCACCAATTTTTGGTTACGGGGATGTCATGCTGAACTGGGAAGGCAAGGATCTCTTAGGAGAGATCAAGACCATGCCCATGGAGGGGTTCGAGTATAGAAAGAAAACTGGTAAGGCAAAGGCTGGTCACATCATACAGCTTCTTCTTTACATGAAGATCTTAAATAGAACTGAAGCAGTTCTTATTTATGAAAACAAAAATAATCACGAGTTACTGATCATACCAGTACAGATAAGTGATTATTACATTAAGTGGGTTAATGCAGCTTTTGATTGGATGAGGTCAGTTCGGAAAGCCTGGGAAGATCAAACTCTTCCACAGAAGAACTACAGATCTAATTCAAAGATTTGCAAGACGTGTCCTATCCAGGCCGCGTGTGCAGAGGCTGGTCAGGGAGATATCAAACTACCGTCCCTGGAGCCCTTAGATGAACCAAAAACATTGTAAAAGATGTGGTAACTCTTTTGTTACTGGCATATCTTACCAGATATACTGCTCCGCAGAATGTCGGGAGGAAGCCACAAAAGAAAAGATATCAGAACGATACGCCATTGTAAAAAGAAAAAAGAGGGCAAAGAATTTAAAGACCTGCAGGTCTTGCCCTACAAAGCTTTCTGTATACAACGAAGACTCAATATGTTCTACGTGCGCTATCGACCCAGATATCGTATCCAAGACGTTGCGTGAGCTAAAGGGGATGTCCAATGGTAAACCTATCAGCGATGAATCCTAAGCCACAAAGAGTTTGCTCAATTGACGCAAGTACCAATAGTATGGCATTCGCTATCTTTGATGGACAGACCTTAACGCACAGCGGAAAGATAAACTTTAAAGGTGTAAGCACTTACTCTAAAGTTTCTGACTCTGCAAAGAAGTGTGTATCGTTCTTTAAACTATTTGACATAGACGCTATAATCATTGAGCATACTGTATTTATTAATTCACCAAAGACTGCCGCAGACCTAGCTCTTGTGCAGGGTGCCATGCTCGGCGCAGCAGCCCAAAACGGAATCCGGATTGCTGGATCAATTAACCCAATCACTTGGCAGATATATCTTGGAAACGGCAAGCTAACAAAAGAAGAAAAGCTTGGGATACAGGCAGAGACCCCAAACAAGTCTGCCTCCTGGTACAAGAACCGTGAACGTGAGTTTAGGAAACAAAGAACTATTAACGTTGTTAATATTATTTATGATAAGTCCGTAACAGATAATGACGTAGCCGATGCAATAGGCATTGGTCATTACGCAATTAATAATTGGGGAAAGGTTGACAAGTAATATGTCCTCTGCTAAACTATATACATCAGAAAACTGGTTGCGCAAGCGATACCACACAGACAAGAAGAGCCCCGAGCAAATCGCAAAAGAGTGTGGAGCAAGCGTAGAAACTATATACGTCTACCTAGCAAAATTTGGATTAAGGAAATCACGCAGATGAGTGTGCAAACAGAACAAGATATTGAACGGGTAGCTAATCAGGTAAAAGATATGTTAGTGGCTAAGAATCGATCCTACGGCGACTCAGCCCTACACCCCACAAGAGTCTTCTCCAAGTCAGACAACGTGGAGCAGATCTTGGTTCGTATTGACGACAAGCTATCTAGGATACAGAACGGCCATGACTGGCCAGGAGACAATGACATCGACGACTTAATAGGATATCTGGTATTATTGAAGATAGCAAAGGAGAGAGTATAATGGCTAGACGTAAGCGTTCAAGCGTAGTTCACCACAGCATCTTTGAGACAGAGCCTAGCTTTGAGATCAACGGGTTTGTTATAAGCGCAGGAGATACTGTAAAGGTTAGAGGAGAGTATGGGTCTAAGTTTAAGGTTCGAGGCCTCACCACTAATACAGAGACTGGCAGCACATGGATAGATGTTTTTGAGTTAGTCCGAGGAATCCCTTGTCAGTTTAGAGCATTTAAGATTGATAGAATTAAGAGAGTCCCACAGAGGGGTAAGAGGGCGAAGCGTGTCAACCCCTGAGGATCAGCTAGTAGAACACTTAGACATCGTTAATAAGGTTGTCGAGAGGTACTTGTCTGGATCGGAGCCAACCCAGATATCTAAAGAGCTAGCTATGCCTAGGCAAAAGGTGGTGGGTTATCTAAACGAGTGGCGAGCCATGGCTTCAGACAACGCTGCTATTCGTGCTAGAGCTAAGGAAGCTCTTGTCGGTGCAGACACCCACTACAGCAAGCTTATCTCAAAGGCTTATGAAGTAATCGACGAGGCAACCATGGTGGCAAACCTGGGAGCTAAGACTGCAGGTATCAAGTTGGTAATGGACCTAGAGCGAACCAGAATAGACATGTTGCAGAAAGCCGGTCTTCTTGAGAACAAGGAGCTAGCAGAAGAAATGGTAGAGATCGAAGAGCGCCAGCAAGTCTTAATACAAATTCTAAAGGATGTCGCGTCTGAGCACCCAGAGATTCGAGATAAGATTATGAAGCGTCTGTCCCAGGCAACCAAGCCAGGAGAGACCATTACGATTGTGAACGAATAGTGTTTGATGATTTCTTAGAGGCGCTGCAAGATAGCCCATTCGAAGAGGTTCCCGTAGACGCCAAGACCTTTGTTGAGGGAACTGACTATCTTGGTCAGCCGACCTTATCCCAGAGTCAGTATGACATTGTGGAAGCTATGAGTCAGATCTACAGAAAAGAAGACCTCGTAGAGCTTATGGGTTTTGAAGAGGGCACTCGCTACTATAAAAAATATACCAAGAACGAAGTTATCCTCCAGCTGGGAAAGGGTAGCGGAAAAGACTTTACCTCTACAGTTGCCTGTGCATATATCGTGTACAAGCTTCTTTGCTTAAAGGACCCCGCAAGATATTTTGGAAAGCCCGGCGGAGACGCCATCGACATTATTAACATTGCTATAAATGCACAGCAGGCAAAGAACGTTTTCTTTAAAGGCTTTAAATCTAAGATCGAAAGGTCTCCTTGGTTTCAAGGTAAGTACTATGCAAAAATGGATAGCATAGAGTTTGACCATTCAATAACGGTTTATTCTGGACACTCCGAGCGTGAGTCTCACGAGGGCCTAAACCTGATCTTGGCAGTTCTAGATGAGATCTCTGGCTTCGCCTCTGAGGTTGGAACAGGCAATGAGCAGGCCAAGACCGCAGATAATATATACAAGGCATTTCGTGCTTCGGTAGACTCTCGGTTCCCAGACTTGGGTAAGGTTGCATTGCTATCTTTTCCACGTTACCCAGGAGACTTCATCTCTCAAAGATATGACGATGTCGTAATGGAAAAAGAGGTAGTGATAAAGCATCACAAGTTTATTATGAATGATGAGTTGCCAGAAGACGCCCCAGGAAATTCTTTAGAGATTGACTGGGAAGAGGACACAATCCTTACTTACAAGTATCCAGGGATGTTTGCCCTAAAGCGTCCCACTTGGGTGGTTAACCCTACACGTAAGATCGATGACTTCAAGATAGCCTTTTACACAGACCTTGCTGATGCCATGCAGAGGTTTGCTTGCGTTCCAAGGTTCTCCTCAGATGCTTTCTTTAAGCAGAGGGACAAGGTCCAAAACGCTATGACCATCAGAAACCCCATAGACGGTTTCAAGAGGTTCGAGGAAACGTTTAAGCCAGACCCAACTAAGAAGTATTATGTTCACGCTGACCTTGCACAACGACACGACAAGTGTGCTGTTGCCATTGCTCACGTAGATCGTTGGGTAAATATTCAGGTAATTAAAGATTATGAGCAGGTAGCTCCAGTAGTAGTGGTAGACGCTGTAGTCTATTGGGAGCCACGTGTTGAGGGGCCAGTAGATCTTTCAGAGGTTAAGCAGTGGATTCAGAACCTACGCAGGCTAGGATTCGATATTGGAATGGTCTCCTTTGACCGCTGGCAGTCCTTTGATATTCAGAATGAGCTAAAGTCTGTTGGGATCAGAACTGAGACGGTATCGGTAGCCAAGAAACATTACGAGGATATGGCAATGCTTATCTATGAAGAGCGACTAGCGATGCCAATGATTGATTTGTTGTTTGAAGAGCTAACAGAGCTAAAGATTATGAAGGGTAATAGGGTAGACCACCCGAGAAAGTCCTCCAAAGACCTAGCAGACGCTGTTTGTGGAGCCATCTATGGAGCTATATCCCATACACCAAAGAACACTAACCAAGAAGTTCAAATCCACACGTTTAGAGATAGAGCTAAGTCACCACAAGAGCTTGCGGATAAGGACAGAAATGTGATAAGATATAGGCCAGAGCAAAAAGATTTAGAAGACTATCTGGGTCAGTTTAATTTAATCTAGAAAGGTCTCAGTGTCCATAACTATTGTATATTTTTCAAACTATTCTGGTAACACCAAGAGATTCGCGGAGAAAATAAATGAGAACGCTATTCCTATTCCTATTAAGTCTAGTGATAGCGAGCCTCTTATTATGGATAATCCTTATGTTCTCTTTGTTCCGACTTATGGTAGTGGCAGCGACACGCATGCAATCCCAAGACAGGTTCGAAGATTCTTAAATAACAGAAACAATCGTGAAAAGCTCCAGGGAGTAGTTGGCTTCGGCAATACTAACTTTGGAGAAGATTTTTGTAAAGCAGCACACATTATATCTAGCAAAGCAGGAGTACCACTGGTCGCTAGAATAGAAATTTTTGGTACACAAGATGACGTCATAGAGGTCAAGAATAGGTTGGAAATACTATATGGAGAATAAAGCCAGTTACCACGAGTTAAACGCAATGCTAAATATGTACGACCAGAACGGTAAGATTCAGTTTGGGAAAGACAAGGAAGCAGCAAAGTCCTACTTCCTTGACCATATCAATCTTAATACTGTTTTCTTTCACAGCATTGAGGAAAAGCTTGAGTACCTTGTAGAGAACGAATACTACGATACAGGTTTGCTCAATAGCTATTCTCCAGAAGAAGTTAAAAGCTTGTTCAAGCATGCTTACTCCTACAAGTTTAGGTTCCCAACATTCGTTGGTGCTTACAAGTTCTATACACAGTACGCGCTTAAGACCTTTGACGGCGAACGCTACCTAGAAAGATTTGAAGACAGAGTCGTGATGAACGGCTTGATGCTAGGGCTAGGCAACTTCGAGACAGCACGAGATGTGATCGATGAGATTATCTCTGGACGCTTCCAGCCGGCCACCCCGACCTTTCTTAATGCAGGTAAGGCTCAGCGAGGAGAGTACGTTTCATGTTTCCTTCTTCGTGTAGAAGACAACATGGAGTCTATTGCGAGAGCGGTAACCTCTTCTCTGCAGCTTTCAAAGCGTGGTGGCGGTGTAGGTCTTAACCTTACAAACATTCGCGAGTACGGGGCACCCATTAAAAAGATTCAGAATCAATCATCTGGAATTATACCAGTAATGAAAATGCTTGAGGATGCCTTCTCCTATGCAAACCAGCTCGGTGCTCGTCAGGGCGCTGGTGCGGTTTACCTAAACGCTCACCACCCAGATATTATGAGATTCCTAGACACAAAGAAGGAGAACGCTGATGAGAAAACTCGTATCAAGACTCTATCGATCGGTGTGGTTATACCTGACATCACGCTTGAATTAGCAAAGAATGGCGAAGACATGTACCTGTTCTCACCATATGATGTGGAACGTGTGTATGGCTTACCAATGATGGACATCTCGGTTACTGAGAAGTACCAGGAAATGGTAGATGATCCTAGGATTAAGAAGACCAAGATCAAAGCTCGAGAGCTATTCCAGCGTATTGCAGAGCTTCAGTTCGAGTCGGGGTATCCTTACATCGTATACGAAGACACTGTAAATGAATCCAACCCTATAGAGGGAAGGATTAATATGTCTAACTTGTGTAGTGAAATCTTACAGGTAAACACTCCTACAACTTATAACAATGACATGAGCTATAAGGACATTGGAAAAGATATCTCATGTAACTTAGGATCATTAAACATAGCTAAGGCCATGGAGTCTCCAGACTTTGGTAAGACCATTGAAGTGGCCGTAAGGTCCCTCACAGCGGTCTCAGAGCTGTCCTACATAGACTCTGTAATGTCTGTTGCGGAAGGTAATCGTAAGTCTAGGGCTATTGGTCTTGGGCAAATGAACCTGCACGGTTACTTTGGAAAACAAGAAATGTATTACGGAGATGAGGAGTCCTTGGACTTCACCAACATATACTTCTTGACGGTACTGTACCATGCCTTAAAAGCATCTAACCAGATCTCCATAGAGAAGAAGTCTCCGTTCGAGGGGTTCAAGAGCTCTAAGTATGCGGACGGATCTTTCTTTGACAAGTACACCACTCAGAAGTGGGAGCCAGCTACAGAGAAGGTTGCTAAGTTATTTAAAGATGCTAAGATTAAGATTCCTAAAAAGAAGGACTGGGAAGATCTTAAAGCTTCCGTAATGGAGCACGGCATCTACAACCAGAATCTACAAGCGGTTCCTCCTACAGGCTCTATTAGTTATGTAAATAACTCAACGTCTTCTATCCACCCTATTGCAGCTCAAGTTGAGATTCGTAAAGAAGGAAAGATGGGTAGGGTCTATTACCC